GTTAATTCTAACACTGTAAACATTGGTGACAATATTATCACACTTAACTCTGATGAGACAGGTACACCTAGTCAGGATGCAGGTATTACTATTGAACGTGGTACAGCTACTAATAAGTCTCTAGTCTGGACAGAATCAACAGACAAGTGGGGCGTAGGCAGTGAAACATTTGTAGCTGGTACATTTGAAGGTAACTTAACTGGTAATGCCTCTACAGCTACAGCGTTAGCTACTTCTCGTACTATAGGCTTAACAGGAGATGTAACAGGTTCTGTTTCTTTTAATGGTACAAGTAATGCCACTATAACAGCAGTAATAGCAGATGACAGTCACAACCACACTATTGCTAACGTAGATGGATTACAGACAGAGATAGACACTAAAGCTGAACTAGCAGGGTCTGGATCACAGTCATTCTCTGCTTCTACTCTTAATGCTACGACTGTAGATTTAGGCAACTGGACAGTAACTGAGAGTGGTGGAGTATTGTATTTTGCTACTAGCGGTACAAACAAAATGAAGTTAGACGCTTCAGGTAACTTAACTGTAACAGGTAATGTAACAGGGTACGGAACTATCTAATGGCAATACAAGCAAGTGGTGCAATAACACTACAAGATATACAGGATGAGTTTGGTGGGTCACACCCTATATCTCTTAGTGAATACTACGGGTCAGATACTGTACCTTCATCAGGGCAAATATCTTTATCTGACTTCTATGGCACACAGAATGCGTTCTCTTTTAATGTTACAACAGGTATAGATGGAGCTTCTACTTTAAGTACTCTAGCAACAGCTGCAGGTTGGGATGGGACAGTACCTATCGTAATGACTGTGAATTCTGGCGTACATATTCGCTCAATGTCATCATCTACACCTTCGTTAACAATAGACGTGGCTAACTCCGTAGTTATAAACAATGGTGCTATCTTTGGACGTGGTGGTAATACTAATTCGGGTGCAGGTGGTCACGCTATCAGCATAACTGCATCTGGCACTACAGTAACTAACAACTTTGGTGCATTCATCGCAGGTGGCGGTGGCGGCGGTGGAGGTGCTGGAGGTGGCGGTGGAGCAGGTCAAAGCCCATATAATCAAGCATCAAGCAACGGTAGTACCGCAGGAGGTTTTACTATAGGTGGAGGAACAACACCAAATGTAACTTATGGTTACTGTACAGTTCCTGTCACAGTTCAGGGTGGTACAGGTGGACCTCAAGGTGGTGGTGGTGTTATTCCTGCTACAACTTATGCTAGTGGTGGCTGTACGGTGGTAGCAACTAGCAACACGCCTGATGGTAATGGTAATTACGCTACCTATAACCAAGGAATAAATGGTTCTGCTAATGTAGCTAACAACCCTGCTCTAGGTGGTTCTGTTCTAAGCGCAACATCAAATACAGATGGAGCTAATACTAACGGCGGTGGCGGTTGGGGTCGCTCTGGTGAAAACGGTGGAGGTGCTGCTGGTTATGCTATTAACACAGGACAGTCATACACGTTAAATAATTCAGGCACTATTTATGGGTCTAGTTAAGGATACAAAATGACTAATATAACATTGACCCCAGAAGAGCTAGAACTTATACTAGACAGATCAGCTAAGCGTGGAGCTAAGTTAGTTCTACGTGAGTTAGGACTACATGATGAGTCTGCTGCTGAAGACATACGTGAAGTACGTAACCTATTAACAACGTGGAGACAAACACGTTTAAGTATATGGAACACATTCGTAAAAATAACAACCATTGCTATATTCAGCTTTGTTGCTGCTGCAGTTTGGATGAAGTTGGGTAATTAATAAGGACTATTAAAATGGCTATGAAATTTGGTGGATTTACACCTGAACAAATGGGTAAGATAATACCAGAGATGCAGGGTATGCAAGCAGATGAACAAGCGGCATTTTTAGCGGCTTCACCTAAAGCGGCATCTACGCTAGGCAAGATGGCAGAGGTAGCTCAGAAAAAGATTAGTATGGCTAAAGGTGGTTATGTTCAGGGTTATCAAGTAGGTGGTGCTGTACAACAAAGTGAGTTTAAAACAGGTTTAGATGAAGCACAATTAGCATACTCTAAAGCAGAGACATCTGCGTCAGAAGCTATGGCTAAATCCCAAGCAGACCCTTCAAATCAAGCATTAGCAACAGCAGCTGAAAACGCTCAAAACGCAGTTAATGCTGCACAGACAAAAATGAATGCAGCAGATAAAGCATTTAAGACTGTAGCTGCACCAAGTATATCTGAATACACTACTACTGCAACAACTGATCCTGCTTCTATGATAAAGAAAACAGAAGTAGAAAAGATCACAGAAGAAGATAAACAAGAGGGTATGCTTGATCCTACTACAGGACAGGTTGATCCTGCAAGTGAAGCAAAAGTTACAACTGCTACACCTACATCAGATGTAACCTCTCCTGAAGTACAACCTGCGGCATCATATGAACCTCTAGAGGCTTCCGCATCTATAGAAGATGTTATGTCTAGACTAGAAGCGGCTACAGGTAAGCCCAGCGCTGAAGCACTTGTAGATGCACAGAGTATGAAGCCAGAAGACTTAGCACAGTTAGGTGTATCTGTAGAACAAATAGCTGAAGCACAAAAGGTTGTAGCACCTGACGCACGTAAACTAGAAGAGGGTGAACTTATATCAGGCTCTACGGTTGATATGGATCGTGTTAAAGCTGAAACAAACTTTGAAGCGGCTACAGGCGCACCATCAACAGATGCTACAGTACAAGGTCAGCTTACAGGGTTGATGCAAGACTTTGAAGGCAAAACACCTCCATCTTGGGCGGCAGGAGCTTTACGTAATGCCGCTGCTTCTATGGCATCTAGAGGTTTAGGTGCTTCATCAATGGCTGGACAGGCTATGGTACAAGCGGCTATGGAAAGTGCTATGCCCATCGCTGTACAGGATGCTAAGACTTCTGCTACCTTTGAGATGCAGAACCTGAGTAATAGACAACAGACTGCTATGTTTGCTGCTGAACAACGTGCTTCATTTCTAGGTTTAGAGTTTAACCAAGCATTCCAGACCCGTGTAGCTAACTCTGCTAAGATATCTGAGATAGCTAACATAAACTTTACTGCTGAACAACAGATAGCTCTAGAGAATGCTCGTATGGCACAAACAGTAGATCTCACTAATCTAAGTGCTAAAAATGCTAAGATCATGGCAGATGTAGCGGCTATGTCTCAGTTAGATTTAACTAACTTAAATAACCGTCAACAAGCTCAAGTACAAAATGCTAAGGCTTTCCTAGAAATGGATATGGCAAGTTTAGATAATGAACAACAAGTCAGTATGTTTAAATCTCAACAAAACGCTAATGCTATACTTTCAGATCAATCAGCTATGAATGCAGCTAAACAGTTTAACGCTACTTCCGAGAATCAAACAAATCAGTTCTTTGCATCACTTCAAGCACAAGTAGAACAATTTAATGTAGCACAAAAGAATGCTATGGCACAGTTTAATGCAGGTGAGACAAATGCTATTGAACAGTTTAATACACTACAGCGTAATCAAAGAGATCAGTTCAATGCTCAAAACCATTTAGTTATAGCACAAGCTAATGCTCAATGGTCACAGAATATTACTACTGCAGAGAATGCCGCAGATAACCAAGCTAACAGAGATGAGACTTTAGCTACAAATAATATGACAATGACTACCTATAATAACATGTTACAAAAAGAACGTGATTTAATGACATGGGCTTGGACAAGTGCTGAGTCAGCTATGGATCGAGAAGCAAGTGTTATGGTTGCTAAGATTGATGCTGAAGGTAAAGCCGCAGCCGCAGCTGGATCAGACGCAGATACTAAGTCTAAATATTTAGGTAAAATAGGCATGAAGATAATAGGCAATTTAATTGATAATTGGATTTAAACAATGAGTAACTATAAAATACCAACCTCTGAATCTTTCAAGTCTCCTACTCCAAGGTTAAGACCTTCGGGTCTAGCTTCTCGTAATAATATTAAAGAAGATGAGCCAAAACAAGGTCCTCTAGAGAGGTTCTTTAGTTTGTTTAGATCTTCAGGTGGTGAGAATAGACCTCCAGAGAATAGAAGTTCTTCTAATAAAGCTATGAAATTTTATGATGCTTCAAATAACAAACCGACTATGCCTAGTAAAAAAACTATTTCATCTAGCCCTATGCGTATTGGTAAAGCTAGAGAAGAGTTAGACTTGTTTGAAGAACTAGATGTAGTTGCGCCTGGAGTTATAACAGTAGCATCAGGTGATACATTATCTGCTATAGCTAGAGATAATAACACAACAGTAGCGGCAATACAAAAGGCTAACCCTACTATAACTAACGTTAATCAAATTAAAGTTGGTCAAAACATAAAAGTACCTAATGCACCAGTAGTAAAGAGTGGACCTGCAGGTTTAATGGTTAAAAAGCCAGTAATATACACTAGCCCAAAACAAATGTCTGAGCGTGAAATATTAGCAAGAACTATTCAAGCTGAGTCTGGTGGAGAGTCTTATGATGGTAAAGTAGCTGTAGGTGCTGTTATAGCAAATAGAGCCGCTGCTGGACGTTTTGGTAGGGGTATAGGTGGTG